CGTTGATCGCGTCCTCGACCAGTGCGTCCAGGTTCCGGTAGTCGGCACCCGTATGCTCGCCAACCTTAACGCCGGTGAGAACGCGCTCTTCGGCCTCCTGGCGAATGTGGGTCAGCCAGCCTTTGTTGACGTCCTGCAGGAGCGGGTTGTTGGCCAAGTCGGTCTGGGCTGCGGCAGTGACACCGTTGAAGCCGATCATCAAACGGTCACGGGCGATCTGCTCGGTGACCTTGTCCCGCAGTTTGGTCTGGAAGTCAGGGAACTTCGCCCACATGTCCAGTGTCTTGTAGGGGACATGGGTGTCGAAGTTGGTCTGCGCCGTGACGTAACCCCGTTGGTCGAAGGCTGTCACATCACGGGTCTGACGGTCTGACGTGTTCGTATTGGTACGCCCAGCCACAGGGCCGGAAGCACCCAGGCCGAGCTTCTGGCCAGCCTGCTGGGACACGCCCACCACGTTGACCTTCTGCAAGAAATCCGCCTTCTCCTGAATGCGGGTCTCCAGCTGCTGTTCAACGCTCGGATCGATCGAGAAAGTCTCCTTCGCGCTCGGGACTTTGTTGAGCGACGCCTGGCGTTCGAGGTAGGCGTTGAAAAGGATACGGGTTTCGGGCCGCATGGAGGTCCCCTCAGCAGTCGGTCATGTTCGCAGCATCACCACCACCACCGCTCTTGTTGCGCTGGTCGGTGGGGCTGTGCTTGTTGAATGCCTCCGTCAGGGAGGCGAGCTGGTCGCTGACCTTCTTCAGGTCAGCGGTGGACGCTCCGCCCGACGATTTGCCTGCCGACAGGGCCGTGACAGCCTCTTTCAGCTTGCCGATCTCGCCGGCGACCGTCTCGATGGCCGTCTCGAGCTGCGTGAAGCGGGTCTCGTGGCCGCGCGTCGAGCTGAACAGCGACTTGACCCGTTCAGCGAACGGGGTATCGACCACAGCCTCTTCCAGCTTCGCGCCTTCAACGTGGGTGCTGAAAAGGTGAGCTTTCGCCGGCGAATTCACGGCTGCTGAGCTGAGGTTAAACTTCAGCATCTCGGTGCCGGTGGAAGCTGGGCTGTCCGTGATTGCCAAGCCGACCATGTAGGCTTGGCCCGCACCCTGGAAATTCGGGTCCAGCTCGATCGACCAATAGACCTTCTGTCGATCGGCGTTCAGCTTCACCAGGTCGGTGGTGGCATCCACCTGGGCAAACAGCGCCCGCTGGCCGTCCGCGTCATCCTCGGCCTTTAGGGCCAGAACATCGCCATACGCCTTGAACGGGCTGTCCGGCAGGAATGACCGCAGGTGCTCGACCCAAACCCGGGCGCCGTACTTGGCCGGGTCATAGCCCGATGCCATCTGGTCGATCTGGTCGCGAGTGATCTCGCGGCCATCAATCGTCTTGCCGCTTTTGGCGACCTTGAAAAATTTCGTCTTCATCGGCCTCGCCTGTTGCCTGCCGGTCAGCTGTAGATGCCGGCATCAAGCGCAGGCGAAACGATCCGGATAAACTCGACGGGCCGTGTATGAGGTCCAAACACGGTCGGGCAGCCAGATGCCGGGTGCGTCAAGCCTTACCGTCCCGCCCATGACGGACGATACCGAACAGCTGCAAAAGCGCCTGGAGGCGAAGCACCTCTTCTGGCAGGGCCATAGCGTGGCGGAGATCGCCCGCTTGCTGGGTGCTGCGTATGGTACTGTCGATGCCTGGAAGCGCCGTGACGGATGGGAAGACGCCCCCATCATCGCCCGCATCGAGAGCCATGCCGAATGCCGGCTCATGCAGCTGATCGCCAAGCCGGAGAAGTCTGAACTCGACATCCTGGAGATCGAGAAGCTCGGCATCATGCTGGAGCGCACGGCGCGGATCGAGCGCTATCAGGTGACGGGCAAGGAAGGCGATCTGAACCCAAAGCGCAAGAAAGGCGGGGCGAAAGAGCCGAAGAACGCGCTCACAGACGAACAGATCGATCAGCTGGTCGAGGACTTCCATGGCAAGTTGTTCGGCTATCAACGCCTATGGCTCCGCGCCAAGGACCGCCACCGCATCCGGCTGATCCTGAAGAGCCGTCAGATCGGCGCGACCTGGTACTTCGCCCGTGAAGCATTCATCGACGCGCTGCTGACAGGTGATAACCAGATCTTCCTGTCGGCCTCCAAAGCGCAGGCCCATGTCTTCCGGGAGTACATCGTCTCCTGGGTCAGGGAAGTCACCGGGGTCGAGCTGAAAGGCTCCCCCATCACCCTGCCGAACGGCGCGACCCTCTATTTCCTCGGCACCAACAGCAAGACGGCCCAAGGCTATCACGGCCACGTCTATATGGACGAGTTCGCCTGGATCGGCCGGTTCCAGGAGTTCAAGAAGGTCGCCTCGGCCATGGCCACGCACAAAAAGTGGCGGCAGACCTATTTCTCCACGCCCTCCGTGATCGGGCATGGCTCATACGGCTTCTGGTCCGGGTCGCTATTCAACAAGGGGAAGTCCAAGGACCAGGAGGCCGAGTTCGATATCTCGCACCAGGCGCTTATGAGCGGCCTGGTCGGCGCCGACAGCATCTGGCGCAACATGGTCACCATCCATGACGCCGAGAAGCAGGGCTGCGACCTCTTCGACCTTCGCCAGCTCCAGCTGGAATACAACGAGGACGATTTCCGAAACCTGTTCGGGTGCGAGTGGGTCGACGATAAGCAGAGCTTCTTCGGCTATGCCGAAATGATGGCCAGCATGGTCGACAGCTGGGAGGTCTGGTCAGACTATACCCCGCTGGAGAACCGCCCCTTCGGCGACAGGCCCGTCTGGATCGGCTATGACCCGTCGCGCACCCGCGACACGGCCAGCATTGTGGTCCTGGCGCCCCCAGGGGCTGGCCAGACCCGATATAGGGTCCTGGAGCGGATCCCGCTCAAGGGGGCGGACTTCACCCTGCAGGCAGAGACCATTCGAGCGCTGACTCAGCGCTACAACGTCCAGCGCATTGCAATCGACACCACCGGGATCGGCCAGGGCGTTCACGAGATGGTCAAGGTCTTCTACCCCGCTGTTGTAGCCATCAACTACAGCGTCGAGGTCAAGGCGCGCATGGTCCTTAAGGCTAAGCACCTGATCAGCCGCAATCTGCTGGAGTTCGACAGCGGCATGACGGACATCGTCTCCGCCTTCCTCAGCATTCGCAAGACCATGACCAGCTCTGGGCGACAACAGACCTTCACCGCCGGGCGCAGCGAGGAGACGGGTCACGGCGACGTCGCCTGGGCGATCATGCACGCCGTCGACGCCGTCCACTTCGCCGAATTTGACACCGAGATTCAGGCCACCGGTCAGGGGCAAAGCATTATGGAGTTCTTCTGATGAGCGTTCAGACCACCATGCCGGCCGACGCAACGATGGGCTCGCCTGCGGACGCGATGGCATTCACTTTCGGCGAGGCAGTACCCGTGCTGGACGGTCGCGACATCCTCGGCCTGGCAGAGAGCTGGTTCAACGGGCGCTACTATGAGCCACCGATCTCCTTCGCCGGCCTGGCGAAGTGTCTGCCGGCGAACAGCCACCACCAGTCGGCCATCACGGTCAAGGTCAACATCCTGGGCAGCTGCTTCGTGCCCTCCCCGATCCTGTCCCGTGCGGCCTTCAAACGGGCCGCACTGGATTACTGCACGTTCGGGAACACCTGGTTGGAATGCAGGCGGAACTGGATGGGCGCCCCGCTGGAACTCATGCCGACCCTGGCGAAGCATACCCGGGTCATGAAAGGCGGCCAGGCGCTCATGCTCATCGATGGCCAGGAGCATATCTTCGCCCCGGGGAGCACGTTCCACTTGGCGCGGCCGGACGTGAACCAGGAGCTGTACGGGGTCCCTGACTACATGGGCGCCCTTCAGTCGCTGTTGCTGAACGAAAATGCGACCCTGTTCCGCCGGCGTTACTATCTGAACGGCAGCCATGCCGGCTTCATCCTCTACATGACCGACGCGGCCCAGAACCCGCAGGACGTGGACAATCTGCGCAAGGCGCTGAAGGAGAGCAAGGGACCGGGAAACTTCCGGAACCTCTTCATGTATGCGCCCAACGGGAAGCCCGATGGCCTGAAGATCATCCCGATCGCCGAGGTGATGGCGAAGGACGAGTTCATGTCGATCAAGGGTGTCACCCGCGATGACGTCCTGGCATCGCACCGCGTGCCGCCGCAGCTGCTGGGCATTCTGCCCAACAACACCGGTGGCTTCGGTGACGTAGAGAAGGCGGCCGCCGTCTTCGCCCGCAATGAATTGCGGCCGATCATGGATGACTTCCTGGCCATCAACGACTGGCTCGGGGCTACGGTGATCCGCTTCACGGACTATGAGGTCCGCACCACGGCCGCGTGACGCGCCAGATGCTGCTGGAGCTGCTCGATCGCGGCCGCGCGGTCGGCAGTCTTCGCCAGCAGCTGGTCGATCATCTTCTTCACGACCGGGACGTTGAGGTTGCGCAGGATGGCCCTGGCCATCTCCGCTGCCTCTTGGGCATCTGACTGCCGCTCCCGATAGGCGGCCTGGCGCGCAGCTCCGCTGCCATGTATCGGCCGGCGCCCGCGCCGTGCCCGCGCCGGCGTGACCTGGCCATCACCACCCTCGGTCGGCAACTCAGCGGCACTATCTGCACCACGTGCAGGCCCGCTCGCATCTCCCATCTCCATATCCCCTCCTCGCTCTCAACTGGCCGCCGCATCCCGGGCCGCCAGAGGCCCGCCTGTGCGTCTTGCGTCTGGAGGCACCCCCCCAGCGGACGATGCCGCAGGCCCTCCCCTGCCCCCTCCCCCACCCCCGGGGGTGGGGAAAACCTCTGTTCCCGGAGGCACGGATCGGACTC